GTTTTACGTTGTCGGTTGTCGCAGTATAGAAACTGCGGTCCCGAAGCACTTGGTCGAGCTCCAGTAGCCCGTAAAGGGTTCCAGTGGCTCGGACAAGTACTGACGGAGGTACAGGAGAGATTTCGGAGCCATTCGCAAATAGGCGTTTGGCTATCTCTCCTACAGACAATGAACTTCCAGTCGGAAGGATTGATTTCTCTAACGAGATATCAACTCCTAGATTGGTCATAATTGTCCTGTACCTCTGAGCAACCCGATTGTTTGATATAGCCACATCGTCACCGATTACCAAGTATTGATCTCTGGGATTTATCCCTTCGACCAAGAAAGCATATCGGATGATGACGTGATGCGTTAGTGCCATAGCAGCCCATGAGCTTAAAAGGCCCATAGGTTGCCCAACACCGTATCGCACAGTCCGACCATCACAATCGATATCTCTATCGATCAAGATGGATTTCCAGATAGATGCAACACCAGGTGGAGTACAGTGCAAAAGCACTCTCTCCTGTAGATCGACGGGCATTCTATCAGTCGCGGCCGTGAGGTCGTAACTATAGATTTCTCGTCTTTCCAAAGTCCAACGTTTCAGCGTTTCTGCTGTCACATTGTGACCCCTAGTGCCATCTTCTCCTATGCTCTTGAGCCAGTTCATTAAGAAATTGTGAATTGGTTTCAAGGCAATCTGTGTCCAAATATCAGAGATACAGATGGTCCGAGTCTTGCCCCCACCTTCAGATATGAAGTGGAGACGCGAGCTCTTTCTCATCTTGTCTTTGAGACTCTGGTCACGGAATAGGAGCCGAGAATGAGTCATCGTCTCCCGGAATTGGTCCTGACGTCTCTTGGTGTAAACCAACCGACTCATTTCCAATAGGCGAGGCGTGTGACCTTCTCGGTCTAGGGCTGCTAAATCGTACAAGCTTGTTACCCCCATCGCGAAAGAGCCTGAAGCTCCCGCTTTGGTTGTGACATGAAATGGGGCACCATCTGAAGGTTTCATCCTCCACCTCCCGAGACCCGCAAGGATCCTAGGAATGTGGGGGGTGACTTCCTCCATTTGGTTAGCAAGGCTGAGAGGGTCTTTCGCTGGCATTAGTATGGTACTAATGTCAGGATTTACCGGAGCCCGAACGTCT